TACAGAACATTTAATGAAGCTTCTGATGCAACAAAACGAAGAGAGTCTTGGTATTATTTGCAAACGTTAAATATTAAGTCATCAACTCATGCAAATTTATTACCAGGATTATCTGATCCACAAAAAACACAAGATCAAATAGATGCTACAAAACCTGGAAAAACATTCACATTTAAAACAGTATCTCCGTTACAACCATATGAAGGTGATTTAATTATTGAGGGTCGGTATGGTAATAGTATTCGTTTTAGTAGTACTATAAAAACTGGTGGAATATACTATAAACAACCAAACTGGTCTGGTACGGTATCTGGGGATTCTGTAAATGCAGATCCTATCATTATCTTATCAAATCAACAAAGAAATCTCAAGAATCGAGAATTTGTTACGGAAGACATAGAAAAAGATTCATCATCTTTATATTTAACAAGCACACAAAAAATAACAAATTTTACATTAAATAATACAATTCGTCAATCAAAAAAATCACAATCTGATTTTAATGGTTCACAGTTTATCGGTGTTGCAGATCGTATAGTTTTAAAATCTAAACAAGACGTAGTTGTATTAGACTCTGATATAGCTGTTGAATTAAATGCTCCAATACTTTCAATTGGAACCAAAAAAGAAAAAGAACCAGGATTACATAGCACAGCTGTTATAAAACTATTCAAACTTTTTATTCAATTAATGAATGGAGGATTGCTTGATAGTAGTGGTGTTCCGGTTATTGCTGATCCTGTAATTCTTTCTCAAATTAGAGCTGAATTAAAACGAACAAAAAATAAAAATATTAATCAAGATACATTTTAAGGATGTAAATGGCTACATTATTTCCATTTAATATTATATCTAGTGCACCAACTAAGATTTTAAAACAATTTTTAACACCTGTCAACAAACAAATAAATCAGGTTGATTCTTTGGTAACTGATTTAAATAGCTATGTATCGTCTTTATCAAAAAATGCATCTTGCGATGATATTGAAATTATCACATTAAAAAATAAATTAAAAATACTATTAGCGTCAGTTGAATCGCTTCAACAAATAGCAAATGTATTTCCACAGATTTCAACGGCTCTTCGAACATTAAATACAGCAGCATTAGTTGTAGGTGCTGCTCAATTAGCTATACCTAGTGCACCAGGAGTTCCACAAGGACCAATTGGACAATCGATTGCAGCAGCTGCTGATGCAGTTTCTAGTATTAAAGCATGTATATTAATATTACAAAATTTAATTGAAGATATTAATGATTTACTACAAGAAGTGGCAGAAGCAGTAACTGATGCAGAAGATGCAATTGCAAATACATGTAAAACCAATGATAATACTGCTGGTGCTGGGTTAACAATAAATCCGGTAACTTTAGATACATTAGAAGAACAATACTTTAGTGAATTTTATAGAAGTGTCAATGTATCTGATGAAGATTTGCAACAACGATTAAATACTATACAAGATTTAGTTGATGAACAATTAAGTATTCGATTAAATCTAAATGAAGCTCCAAGTAGAGTATTAACAGGTCTTGGTGCTCCAGCGCCTACATTAGGGCAACCCGGAGATTATTACATTGATGAAAGAACACAAACGGTATTTGGTCCTAAAATATCTATAGATACCTGGAATTAATCCATATTTCTTATAACTCCATATTTATTAATAAAATATTCATATGGATAGTAAAACACTTATACAAGCACTAAAAAGGGTAGTACGTGAAGAAGTACGTTCAGTTATTAAGGAAGAATTAACTGAAATATTAAAAGAAGGATTGCAATCTACCATTACCGAAATGAAACGGCCTGCTCGTACGACAAATATGCCAGGACATAGAAACCCACCATCTCCACCAAAAAGAAAAGCTCCAGTACAATTTTCAGAAAATAAATGGGCATCAATTTTAAATGAAACAGACCCGATGGTTGAACAACAACCTTTAGCAATGAATAGTTTTAAAGATCTAATGTCTGAAGGTATAGATGAAATTCGCATGACATCACGTGATGCTGTAAATTTTGGAGCAATGCGCCAAAACATGAAAGAGTCCATGGGTTTAGCACCACAAGCTCCTAAAGTAATGGAAGATCCAGAAACTGGTAAAGTTTATGAAGTTGATCCTGTTGTACAACAAGCAATGACACGTGATTATTCTGGGTTAATGAAAGCTATTAACAAGAAAAAGGGAATGTAAACATGGCATATGTTATTGAAACAATAACTAATACATCGCCTGTGCAAGAAACTGCATTGGGTGTAAAATTTACAAATCTAGATTCAATTTTTGTTAGCCTATATAATACGCAACAACAAGTGCGTGAAAATTTAAAAACATTGTTATTGACTCGTATTGGTGAGCGATATATGCAACCAACATATGGTACAAATTTATTATCTATTATATTTCAACCTAATACCAGTGAATTAAAACAAGAAATACAAGATATTATACAAAATCCTATAACATTTTGGTTGCCGTATATTATAATTGAAAGTATCAATATAGTAACTGCAGAAGAAAATCCATCTCTTCCATATCAAATTGAAATTAGTATAGAATATTCTATAGAAAATTTTAATACAGACACAATAACAATATTTGCAAACAATGATAATACATTATCAGTAGTATAAGTTCATAATGGAAACAAAAAAAGATGTAACATATTTAGGAAAAGATTTTGGTCAATTACGTAGAAATTTAATTGAATTTACCAAACAGTATTTTCCAAATTCATATACCGACTTCAATGAATCATCACCTGGTATGTTATTTATTGAATTAGCTGCCTACGTAGGAGATGTATTATCATTTTATGCAGACACTAACTTAAAAGAGTCATTGCTTGATCAAGCTACCGAACGTGGTAATATTTTTGATTTAGCTCGAGCTTTGGGTTATACTCCAAACAATGTAGTTCCGGCATATGTTACATTAGATGTTTATCAGTTAGTTCCCGCAACCGGTACTGGTGCAAATGTAGCACCTGATTTCAATTATGCACTCTCAATTAAACCGGGAATGCAAATTAAACAAGAAACTGGACCTTCTGTATTTAGAACGTTAGATTCTGTTGATTTTGCATTTTCTTCATCGTTTAATCCAACTGAGGTAACTGTATATGAAAGTGACGATGTTACAAAATTACCTACTTATTACTTGTTAAAAAAATCTGTTAGAGCGGTATCCGGCCAAATAAAAACAACATCATTTACATTTGGATCACCAGTAGCATATGACAAAGTTTTACTTCCAGATACCAATATTGTAGAAATTATATCTGTTAAAGAATCAGATGGTGATAATTGGTATCAAGTACCATACTTAGCACAAGACACTGTGTTTGAGGATGTACCAAATTTGTTAGAAAATGATCCTGATCTATCAGGATATAGATCATCTGCGCCAAGTTTATTAAAATTAAGAAAAAGCTCAAAACGGTTTATTACAAGATTGCGAAGTGATAAACGTTTAGAACTACAGTTTGGAGCTGGTATTTCTGATAATAATGATGAAGAAATTATTCCTAATCCAGACAATGTAGGAAATGGTTTAGCAGGATTTAGACGTGCTGTTGATATTGATATAGATCCATCAAACTTTTTATATACAAGAACATATGGTCAAGCTCCATCAAATACCACATTAACTGTAACATATACTGTTGGAAATGGAATTGCCGACAATGTTCCTGCTAACACATTGAAAAATATTAATTTTATTGAATACAATGAAAATATTAATTCTACGGCAAATGCTGGTTTAGTTAATTTTGTTAAAAGTACTGTTGCAGTAACAAATGTTAATCCAGCTGCGGGAGCTAAAACTGCAGATACTGATATTGATATAAAAAATAATGCTTTAAGCAATTTTGCTACACAAAACCGTTTAGTAACACGTGAAGATTATATTATTCGAGCATATTCTATGCCATCGAAATACGGAAGTGTTGCAAAAGCATATATTGTGCCAGATGATCAATTATCTCAAAAAGATATAACCGAATCTAGAATTGCAAATCCAATGGCAATGAACATGTATGTTTTAGGATATAATGCTTCGAAGCAATTAGTATCATTAAATGATGCAATTAAAGAAAATTTAAAAACATATTTAAGTTATTATCGAATACTAACTGATGCTGTAAATATTAAAGATGGATTCATTATTAATATTGGTGTTGATTTTGAAATTTCAGTTCGTCCTAACTATAATAGCAATGAAGTTTTATTAAAATGTGTTAGTGCGTTAAAAGATTTTTTTAATATAGATCGTTGGCAAATCAATCAACCTATTATTAAATCAGATGTTATGAATATTTTAGCTCAGGTAACAGGTGTTCAATCTGTTATTGGTGTTAAATTTTTAAATTTATACGATTCTGATACCGGGTATTCTGGAAATATTTACGATTTAGAAACAGCAACAAAAAATGGCGTTGTGTATCCATCACTAGATCCTAGTATTTTTGAAGTTAAATTTCCTGATCAGGATATTCGCGGTCGAGTAGTAAATTATTAAGGATAATTCATGTTTAGAATATTTTATGCGCAAAAAGATGCAACGTTATATGAAACAGTACCAAATTATAACACTGGTATAGATGAAATACTAGAAATTGGTAAACGTTTGGATACCGATGGAGAAACATTGTTAAAATCTAGATCAGTAATTAAATTTGATGTTTCTGAAATTTCTGCATCACTATCTAAATATGGAAAAACTGTTAATGATTGTAAATTTGTATTGCAATTGTTCACATCACATGCAAAAAATTTGCCAGCAGATTACACAATATATGCAAAACTAGTTGGTCAGGATTGGACTAATGGTACTGGATTTTTATCTGGAACTACAACGGATGGTGTTTGTTGGAATTATCCTATTTCTGCTAGCGCTTGGTTTTCTAGCAGCCAGGATGTACAAATTGGATCTAGCACTTTGTATGTTGGAGGTACAGGTGAAGGCGGTAGCTATATGTATCAGTCTCAGCCGTTAAGTTCATCTGCCGGATTAATATCTTCTGAATCATTTTCTTATCGAACCACAGACATCAATATGGATGTCACTAATGCAATAAAAATTTGGTTGAGTGGATCAAGTGGTGCTACAATTCCGAATTATGGATTTTTACTTCAATATGCTGATACCGACGAGTCTAACACTGCAGTCAAAGGGTATGTTAGATTTTTTAGCAGAGAAACACATACTATATACGTTCCTAGATTAACTATGTACTGGGAT